ACACATCGACATGCTATCATCATCTTGTGACTCGTGTGAGTTCAACAGACACATCGAGATGCCATCATCATCTTGTGAGTTCGACAGACACATCGAGATGCCATCATCATCTTGTGACTCGTGTGAGTTCAACAGACACATCGAGATGCCATCATCATCTTGTGAGTTCGACAGACACATCGAGATGCCATCATCATCATCTTGTGACTCGTGTGAGTTCGACAGACACATCGACATGCCATCATCATCTTGTGACTCGTGTGAGTTCGACAGACACATCGACATGCCATCATCATCTTGTGACTCGTGTGAGTGCGAGAGACACATCGGCATGCTATCATCATCTTGTGAGTTCTAGAGACACGCGAGGCTCGTGTGAGTTACGACTGGAACGATGCACGACTTCGCCAGAGAGGTCGCGCCCTACACTGACTCGTGCCATCTTGTTATGTGTGCGGAGCGGACTGTTCATGCCTGTATGTAGAATGGTCGAATGCCGATGTTGCGTATCGAAACAATAAACGGCAAGTTCATTGTTTCGATACGATTGTATCGGGATTGAACGATGAGGGTCTCGAACCCACGACCTTCGGCTCATAAGACCGATGCTCTGCCAACTGAGCTAATCGTTGTCCATTCGTAGGCAACCATCCTTTAACGTATTGTGGGTAGAATCGACTAGGGCGTGTATCGGTGAGTCGGGTCGTGTCACTCGTGTGTGACGCTCGCTTATAGGGGTAGTCGGTCCGATGATGGCCTCTGTATCGCAACAAGGACAGAAAGAATCAACTGAAAAAGAACCATTCGAGACATCATTGCTAGTCTTCCTCATCATCCACCGGGTCGTGTAGTATCCCTCGCAAATGCGACAAGACAAGCCCATAGTGGCGATGTTTGGAATGCTCGCTCTTGCTCGCGAGGCGCGCGAAATGATCACGCGCCTGCTGTAGGTGCGCCAACGCGAGCGCGCGCATGAGGCACTCCGGGCGGGACAAGCCAAACATCTCCGATACGCCCCATATGTAGATGGGCTTGCTGTTCTCGATGGCGACGTGCCGCTCCAAAAGGTCGCCGACTTTTTCGACGAATACCATCCCACTCACCGGATGCGTGTAAAAGGAAATGGACCGAAAGTTCTGCAGATAATACGCACAGCCCGCCTTGAAGAGTGGGTCGGTCGGACTCTTGCGCTTGGCATCCAAGAACTGCTCGAGGGTGATGGTCGTCAGGGTGCTTCCGTCCGCAACGGGCGGCAGGCCCAGCAAGGCCATGAGACCGCCGATGAACTTGCCCATGATGCGATTGAAGCGCTTGGAGCCGAGGATTGGGTGCGCCGATTTGCCCTTTTCGAGTCGCGTCGCGATTTGGACGAGCAACGTCCCGGCAGTGGGCGCGTAAAAAGGCTCCCGTAGGCGCTCCTCGACGAGGCGTCGGACGGGCGCGTCGGGTTGGAGCTCGCCGACGTCGACGAAGCGGACGATGTCTCCGAACACACGCGGGGATTGGAATTGCACCGCCAGCCGGTGGGCGTTCTCGACGAGCTCGCGTGCCGTGTAGCCACCACCGACCGCCGCATACAACGCCACGACCTCGTCGGCGGACCAATGGCCGGTGGCCCACGCGACGAGGTTTCGCGAAAAGGCCGACATTCGCTCCTTTTCCACGAGTGCCGCCGACGTCGGCCGTTGCAGCAACGACGGCGCGAGCGCGTCGAGCGTCGGCGGGGCGATCGCCCCACGAATCGTTCCGCTGCTACAACCGCACTGCAGTAAATAGAGCACCTGACCGACAAACTCGTCGACCGAATCGTACAATTCGGACAATGCCGAAAAGGGTGTGTGCTCCACGCGTCGTCGACATTCGTCGGGCGAGATGTATCCGTACACGCTCGCGTCCGTCGTCGTGGCCACGTAGGACATCCCATTGCAAATCGTCAGCAGCTGACCCACACCGCCCCAATACGGCACCGTGTTTTCGCGAAGCTGCGTCGAACCCAGGACTCGAAGCAAGAGCGAGTCGACGTCGTGGCGTGTCATCGACGTCGACATCCCCGCGGGGCATTGGAACGCCACGTGTGATCGCATTTGCGCGAGCAAGTCGGGCGTCTTTGACGCGACGGGCGAGTCGCGGAGGATGCGTCGCAGCGACTCGAAGACGCCCCGCGAGCGCTCGTCGGGCGGCACGGGCGGGGCGTCGTCGACCGGCGTCGCCCACAGCGCCGTCGACTGGTTTTCGTCCGCGCTGGCGTCGAGCTCGGTGTAGCGAGCGCCCCCGACGCGCAGCGTGGACACGAGCTCCGTGAGCAAATCATGGATGGCGCTCGGGTCGCCCTTCACTCTGGCATTCACGGCGTGTCGTATCGACTCGAAGACGAGGCCCTGCCCGAACGGGCGCAACAAGGACCGCTGCACGTCGGGCTCCAAGCAATAGAATACCGCGGCGGACATCCAGATGTTCTCGATCTTGAACGGGCTATCGTCGCGATTGGTCAGCGCGTAGAGTCGGATGGGCTGTGTTCGATACAGGCCGATCATCGCGCTCTCGAGCTGCTGGTCCACCATGAATGCGCGAAAGTAGGACATGAGCGTCGTCGTGATGAGCGGGGCCGTTGCCATCGCGTGGATGGCGGCCGACCCCAAGTTCCAGCAGAGGCTCGTCCCGGCGCACGTCGGCACGCCCATCGACAGCAACGCCGCCACGATCCGATACATGCGTCGCGTGTACTCGCGTTCGGCCGGCGTCGCCTGGCTCGCGCATAGGATCGCGTCCACCGTTCGAGTCCGGAGAGCGCGCAGTAGCTCATCGAGTGGCTGGCTCGGGTTCGTCGCCAACTCCGACGGGAACATGACTCCACCAAACTCCGGCGCGCACAGGGTCCCGGGTTGAATCAGCGTTACCGCCGTCTCGGCGACCGCAGACAGGTGCTTCTTGTAATCGGCCTCGGTCTCGTAGCCACCGCCCGCGCTCCGCACGAGCAACGCCGGGTATTGGTCGCTGGCGTGCTTCATGTCCGCACCTAGCGTGTCGTTGCCGACGAACCGTCGAGGCTCGAACGCGAGCTCGCGCGTCGAGTCCATGATGTCCACCGCCTTGGCGAGATGCGCCATCATCGCATCGAGCTTCTGGGTGGCCTTCTGGACCATCTTGATCTGTCGGGCGCTCACGCTCACGCCACTGAGAAGGGCGTGCACGAACCGCTCGAGGCTCTGGAGCGTTCCGAGGCCCTCGTCGGCGTTGCCACGATGGAACAGCGACTGACTCTGACAGTCACTCAGTTGTTCGACGCACTTGAGCACTTCGGTTATGCGCCTGTCGTTCGCCTGCAGGTGTTGGAGCTGACCCGCCAATCTCCGCAGTTGCTTGGCTGTATCGGCGGACGCCGACTGTCGCATGGCCGAAAGCGCGTGATGCAGCGCCAGGATCGTCGCACTCCGATCGGGCGCGTCCGACGTGATGACCGTCAGGTGGGTGTCGGGGACGAGGTCATCGACGACGTGGACGATCGTCGCGCCGGGGGCGCACTCGGAGGGCAATGGGACGCACGCGTGAATCCCGGTCTCGTCGTCGTCGGTGCTAAACGGGTGGAACGTGGTCGGTATCACGTGTCCTCCCACGGTGGCCGTCCCCGCGAACGTGGGCAACACGATCCCGCAGCCCACCACCTGCTGGAGCAGGTCGTGCAACCGGCCGCTCGCGCCATCCCCGGAGAATTGCCGCATGTTCTCCGGTTGGTTGCCGGCCAATCGCCTCAGGCTCTGCTGGTTGAAATAGTTGCCGAATCCGACGGAAATCACCTTGACGTTGGGCTGTCGGACGAGCTCGTCCGCAGTGTCTTCCCATGGCACGTACCCCGAGCAACCATCCGTCATGAACAGGACGGTATGCTCCGTGTCGGGGTTGGCCTTGACCTCCTTCAGACACTCGTGCAACGGCGGGCCGAATTCCGTGCCGCCGAGCCAGCCACTCTTCTTGCAAACCGACGCCAAGTCGCCGAGCGGCGTCTCGCCGAGCAGCTCGCCGGAGAAAAACAGCAAGCGGATGCGCACGAACGACTGCAGCTGCATGAGCTCGCCCTCGATTTGCTGCAACACTCGAACCATCTCTGCCGCGTGATGGCTCATGGAACCCGACACGTCCAAGCACAGCAGAAACGTCCGTCGGCCGATCTGCTCGGCGATATCGAGCCGTCGCGCCAACCGAGACGGCGCGACTTGGATGCGGATGGTATGCGTTTGGGGGTTGAAGGTGCATGTGTCCAACACCGAGACTTTTCCGGCGACTTTCCCCGCGACTTTCTCGCGGACGGCGCCCTTTGATGCGTCGTGCACGGCCGTTTGCAGCGAAACCGGGAGGGAGCGCAGAAACAAGAGCATGTCGATTTCGCACGCAGACATCGTGTCTTGGACCGAGTTTCGTTTTAAATCATTTTCTAAAGTCCCAAAAACCTTACCCATCCCAAACCGTCCGGGCCAAACGAGGATTTTGGAAGGTCGAACCAACGTTCCGGGGAAGCACTTTTCAACGACTCGTAGCCCAAATGGAGTACTCACTCCCTTGAAAAGTGCCTCACCCTGGGAACGCATTCGGATTCAATTTCGGAAACGTTGGTTAGACCTTCCAACATCCTCGTTTGGGGAGCATATTAGCAACAAATGAAATGGACCATTCGAGTCGATTTTTGTTTGAGGCATTACAATGCACCAAGTCATTGCTTTTGTTGTTGTTGTAACCATTGTGGCGAGCCACAAAGTCGCCCTTTCAGGCTTCGGTCGAAAGTGGCATGAAAAGGTAGATACGAAAACTCGATAACAACAAAAGCAATGATTTGGGTAGGAAACCCCATGCAGAGGTAACGAAAATGACAAGTAGAGTTGAATGACGCGCATTGAAATGACCAAGTCTCTGCTTTTGTTGTTATCGACTTTTCTTGTCTACTTTTTCATACCCGAGGCCTGAAAGTGCGACTTTGTTTTGCTCGCTACACTGGTGACAGTGATGATAACATTCCCAGGTCGAACCCACCACTGGGCCAGTGGTCCACCACAGAGAGAGGATGATAGATGTATGAAGATAGTCTCGTGGAGTCGTGGCTGAGACACCTACACATCATAACTGTGAGGATATCATCCATCCGCGAGGGAACTATGAAACTCGGTGATCGCATCCAGTGTTCCCAACACACGCGAATAAAACGCCGTCCGAACGACGCCAAACTGTGCATCTGTTATGATTCCTGCGCTCATTTGCGCGCGGAAGAACGACAACCATCGAGGTTGGTTGATGACCCCCGATATGGCGAGTGCGTGGGTGTGATGTTTCGACGCCGACATGCGCCATTCGGCATTCAGGTACTGCCATAAGCGCCCATCTTCGCCCAACGAGCCCAACAGGCCCCAGAAACACTCGGATGATGCCGCCACAAGGACGGCCGCAATGGCATCGGCGGTGGGTAGTCGGATGACATGGTCCATCAGCGCGACAAATCGCATCGCCACGAGACGCCGAGAAACGGAGCATACATACGCGAGCCTATGAAATGTGCCGAGTCCATGGTACGCATCTCGGACGATGAGGTCCCAATTCCTGCACACTCGTATCAGACTCCCAGCATCGACGTGTGTGGAGTGCAAGAGTAAGGGGATTGTTATGTGCCATGTATCGGCCATCAACGTCTTGCTTGCCATCGGTGTATTCATGTGACCCATCCGTTTTAAGTGGGGGCAACGACGGTCGTTGATGCACAATCTCGCTGTGATGTACCGCGACTGATACGATGCTATGCTACACCATCTTCATATGTCGAAGAACGACACCGAGACACTCAGACACATCATTACATCATGCAGTGAGTGCGACAAGTATGTCATGCTACCCAGTTGGTTGGCACACACGCCCCTTAACACGACGGACACGCATGCCCTTTAACACGACGGACACGCACGCCCCTTAATCAATGATATGATTATCATAATCTGTCCAAAGGGCGCTTCCACAAAGTGACATCAAGTCTGAGCACACGTCCAAAATCTTCGTTTGGGAGGGATAAATTTCGCACCCACGACTTAACGAAGGGACTTTCATACGTGAGTACTCAAAGTCAGGCCAAGTTACAATGGAAACTGAAATGATTTAAAAGAATTGTGTCAAATTAGCCTGACTTTGAGTACTCACGTATGAAAGTCCCTTCGTTAAGTCGTGGGTGCGAAATTGCGCAATTTTTGGTTCGCTACATGTCCGACTCACATCGACATGCTCTCATCATCTTGTGAATTCGACGGACCGATGGACACCATGTGGAACGGCCGGCATGCGTGCATCTTAACACGGGATTGCACCGAATGACGGTATCGCCGTGTGAGTTCGACCGACACTGTACGGCGACACATCGGCATTCTATCGATGCCTATCATCTCTGGAAACGACATTTATTAGACTTACCTGGTTTGCTGACCCACGCCTGAGCCTAGTTCGGTGGTGGCGTGGACATACACTTCGGCCCGCTCCGCCTTACGCAACACAAATGTATGCGCCTACACGGACCGCTATGGCGAAGAAAAAATCGCGCGGTTTTGTCTTCCCTACAGCCAGGCTGAGGGGGGTGGGGGGTTACCCACACACCATCACAAAAGGGCGTTCACAACCAGAACCCAGGCGTTTTAGCAAGCCTGGTAGCAAGGAGAGACTGAATTGACACGCCTGTGCCACCGACTTGTGGACCTTTGTTGATTACACAAAAGTCGAACGTATCCTGTGTTACGTAGTCCACGGCGGCCACTTTAGAGCGCCTTTGCACCCATGTGTGAAACAGCATTTGCGAGAATTATACCCCTCCCAAACGAAGATTTTGGAAGGATTGACAAAAGAGGAAATCCGGATTTTCGAAGCACTTTTAAAGGGTGTGAGTACTCGATTTGGGCTACGAACCATTGCGAAGTATATCGAAAATCTGGATTTCCTCTTTTGTCAATCCTTCCAAAATCTTCGTTTGGGGAGCATAAATTACCCACGCCGGATTGGGCGAGCCCACTAACGAAGATAGCATGCCACCGAGTATGCACGACGCGTCGTTAAGTCCTTGCCCAACCCGGCGTGGGTAATTCTCGCAAATGCTGTTTCACACATGGCTTTGCACCACCCGCAACGCATTTCTTCTGACCAGAGCGTCAGCGTCGACTCAGCGATGTCGTCAGCGCCCAGAATCGGAGGAGTCAGACGACGACCGGCGGTGTCATGCTGACTGTTACAGTGATGCAGTGATACAGTGATACAGTCATAGACGCAATCGAATCGTCACTCGCAAAGGTGGTTGATGCAACCGTTCTCGCCGATGGCTCCTGGGGGGAACTTTGGTGGGTATCGGGCTGCGTCGCGTGTTGCCAGCGTCTTTACGTGCTCGCCCGTGGAAAGCTCGAGGTGAGCGATGCACGTCGCCTTCTCGGCGCTGGTGATACGCACATCCGCTGAGTGGGATGTGGGACTGAACATGTGACGGATGCCTACCGAAGCGCTGGACGCCACGCGACCGACGGTATTCGCTCGCTTGGGCTTCAACTCGTCGTTCTGATAATCTTCAACTCGATTGGATGCACTGCTGGCCGCACTGGAAGTATTGCGCGAAAGCTCGATGAGGCGGTCGACCTTGATAAACGGGTTTTCGCTTGCCCATCCGGCGTGACATCGTCGAACGCCATCGGACACCAGGCGGGCGAATTCGGCATAGCCTGGATAGCAGCCGACCAATTCCTCACGTCCACCCACGTCGAATCCGACCTGAAGTGACACAACCGTCGCCAGAGTGAAGAGGTACGCACCGAATGAAAACGACAGAATGTCGTCGCGTCCGCTCTTCAATACTTGGATAAGAAAGGTGATCGACGGAACGATAAGCCCAATCTCGTCATCTCCCAGAAAGAAGTAGTCGCCGTCATCCGGCGAAAGCCGAGAACGCTGGACCATCTTGGAGAGACAATAGATTACGGCCATAACTGCCAGATTCTTGTGTCGACAAATCTCGGAGAACTCTGCCTGCAGCACTGATTCGTCGACCTCGGAAAGCAACATCGCCCTCATTGCAATCAACTTGGCGGTCGTCATGTTGACCGTCACGCAGCTCGTGTCGCCACGCTTGATGTAGAGCCGAGCCGGAGACGGGTAGACGATAACACCGCAATCGCCGGTCACGTGTAGCGCCTGTAGCGTATCGTTGGCGCCGATGAAGCCTAGTTGGGAGAGAACTCGGAGCGCCGAACGGTCGAACGACGACGAGAAGATGACAAGATTCTGAAGAAACACCGCTCGTCGTAGTTCTCGCTCGCATTCTCTGATGTAGAGGCTCGTATTAAGCCACGAGGAACGTGGAGAGTCTACAAAGAGAGAAGAGACCTTCGTGGTGCTCATCGAGTTGTCCACTTCCAACGTCCCGACTTCCAGTTTGGAAACGCTTTGGGAGTTCACTCGGGGAGATCGTTTCTTATAGCACCATCAAAACGTTTCGGAACCTTTTGAAAATTCATGGAACGTGAATTTCCCACTTGTGCGATTTTTCGACTTGTCAAGTTGCAGTGTCAACACAGTTGAACACACGCAAACCCAACGCCCTTTTAATCCATGTGGCAAACAACATTTACGATACTTACACACGCCTGATTGGGAAAGGGACTTAACCATAATCCGTCCAACGGGCGTTTGCAAAAAAATGACAACGAGTCCGCTCACCTTCCTGTTGGAAAGTCGTCCGTCTTGGACGGATTATGGATTAACGACGCGTCATGAATACTCAGCCGCATGCATGTTATCTTCGTTAATCATAGTCCGTCCAAGACGGACGTACGTCCGCCAAACAGGAACAAAATGAATGTGCGTGGACGGATTGCGAGTTTTCGGAAACGCCCGTTGGACGGATTATGGACCTCATTGTGGCGAACAAAAACGTCGCAGTTTCAGACCTCGGTAGAAATGGGTAGGAAAAACGTAGATAAGAACATCGATAAGCACAACAAGCAATGATTTGGGTAGAAAAGTTCATGAAAAGGCCATGAAACGGACAATGATAGTCATTTGGATGAATGAAAACTCCCAAATTATTGCTTTTGTTATTATCGATTGTTCTTATCTATGTTTTGATTCCACTTTCGACCGAGGGCTGAAAGTGCGACTGTTTTGTTCGCCACAGTGACTATGGAATTTATGGTCGAGTCCCTGCCCAATCCGACGTGGGTAAGTCTCGGAAATGTTGTTACCCAAATATACGCCTCCCAAACGAAGATTTTGGAAGGATGAACAAAAGATAAAATGCTGATTTTCGAAGCACTTTTCAAGGTCGTGAGTACTCGATTTGGGCTACGAACCGTTGAAAACTCAATCGAAAATCCGCATTGCATCTTTTGTTCATCCTTCCAAAATCTTCGTTTGGGGAGCATAAAATAGCCGCGAATTCGGCTGCGACGACGCCCCTAAAATCGACTGCCACTACTCGAACAGCTTATAACCCTCCAAATTCTACGTTTGGACGCATGATCTTGTTGTGTACCATACAGTTATTTCTCTAGATGGCATTTGTACCGGGCATCGTATCATCTTCAGCGCGCGTGGTGTCGTTCGACGCGCGCACCGGCCGGTATGCCGTTTCGCTGGAGGATGGGAAGGATCTGTCGCTCAAGGCCGAGTCGGAGGAGGCGTGCCAGGCGGTGCGGTACTGCTCGCGCGAGTGCCAGCGCACGGACTGGAAGGCGCACAAGCCGGTGTGGGCGGCACAGCCATGAGCGACTCCAACTCCGTTTGGGTTTTGGAAACAACGGCGTTGAGTTCGACGTGCGTGCTCTGCAATCGCTCCAACTCCTTTTGGGTTTTGGAAACAACGGCGTTGAGTTCGACGTGCGCGCGTTGCAGTCG